TATTGATAGCAGTAGCAATACCATCAGCTACCAAGGCTTGTCCTCTAGTCATAGCATTACCCATGTTCTGAAGGGTAGTTCCAAAACCAGAAAATCCTTTAACATTTAACAACGTGCCAGCCTGACGCATGATGTCAGCACCTGTGTTAGTGAAACCTTTTCCTCCCCACGTTGCACCATACTCAGCGCCAAGATCTTCAGGCATGTACATAAAGATATCTGGCAAACCAGAAGATGTAAACTCTGCAATGTTATTGTTGTATATGTTTACTGCTTCTGCACCACTCTTTACTTTGCCATCTTTATCAATATAATCATTACCATTTTGACTAGCAAAAGGTGGTTTGTATTTCACAAACTTGAATCTCACGTAGTCAGTAAAGTCCGAGTAAACTTTATCTTTTGGGTAACTGAGTTTACCAGATGGTGTTGCTCCGCCCTTTCCTGAGAATTTATATTTTACTTTTGCTGGGTCTGCCATTACTTAGACATCTCTACTGATTGTTTAGAACCATATCCTTGGATGACTCTACTACCTTTAATTTTGTCATAGAACGATTCATTGGTTTCTTCCCAGACAAGTTCTTTATCATATGGAAATGCAGTAGAACCAATATTTTTTACAAAGTCTTCAGTCGGTAATAGTATTGCCGTGTCCCATTCATCAGCAGCAAGATCTAGTAAGAGACCATCGACATGATCTTGTATGTATTTATGGAAGCATATTTTGGGTATATCTATCTTTCCATCTAACAATTTTTTTATTACTAGTATTCTTTTCTTTGGATTTAAGTAATGTAAATTAGCACCCCAAAATTCTGTTGGGGTTGCTTTAATACAATATACTAGAGGAAATCTGTCATAGTATGGCAACCATTTCATCTTTGCTTTATATTCAAACATGAACAGGTGTCCTTCTTTAGCAAACCTACGAAGCATATTTTCGTCTTCGTTTGTTCCTCTTTCATCTTGAACAAATTTGCTCATGTCTTTTTTATATGACGATGCAGCTTGCTTAACTGCTGCACGATACCATGAAAGAGGTTTCTTTTCTCCCTCAGTTGAGTTGCTTATCTTTTGAAATAAAGTATCTTCTTTTTTGTAAGTCTTTGTGCGCTGGATAGACTTAAATCCTTGTGCCATTGTTAGACTCCTAAGTGTTCTTCGGTGAGGATTAAAAATTTCATCTGCCTATCCTCACAGAAGTCCTCCGCTGCAGACCACTTAGCGCGGTTCTTAGCGTAGGTTAGGACTTCTCTTCTCCAAGAGGCAGTCTTACGTTTTGGATTCTCATTAGGTGCTTGTGTTTGTTTCTTGGGTTTAACTTCAATCAGGTACTTACTTATGGCACCTGATCTCGACTGTACTTTAATGTAGAAGTCGGGGTAGTATCTATGTATTTTACCGTCAGTTGGACAACGATATGGAATGACAACTTCCTCGCTTCCCCACTCTACTATGCTACTATTGTGGTCACAGAAATGCATAAACTTTCTTTCCCACATACTTCTATAGATGATTCGAGTAGGGTTGCCCCTATACTTCTGTGGGTTTTTAGGTTTATACACTCCTGAATATGCCATAAATATAAATATAAACCACTTCAACTATTTAGCGTGTCCGTAAAGAACTTCATAGAATTAATCAATAAAAGTGGAGGTCTCTCGTATAGCAATACGTATGACATAGAATGGATATTTCCTACAGTTGGAAACAAACCTACTGGGTTGACAACAAACCTTAAAAAAATAGGAATCGACGCTGGTCTAGGTGGTTTCGCTGGCGGAGGAAACTTGCAAGGCACCGAAGGTGAAGTCATTAAATTATTTTGTGACGAAGCTCAATTGCCAAACATTTCTGCCGCCACTGGTCAGATAACAGGTAGATTACTTGGTGAAGGGCAAGTTAATTATCCTCATACGAGACTCTTTACGGACTTTCAATTAGGATGGATCTGTGATGCGAACATGACCCCACTTAAATTTCTAACCACATGGTATAATACAATCTTCGGTGAGTATAATAATGAGGGTTCATTGCTAGGACCTTCTTCTTTATCTGGTCAATCTTTATCTTCAATGAAGAATGAAGCTGGCGGAGGAAACTCTATTCAACTTGATCGATCTGTAAGATTAAATTATCCAGAAGAATACTTGGCAAGGTGTATCATTACTAAAGCAGAGAAGGGAGCCAATGCTTCTAATAGCAGAGGATCTATTGCATATACTATGCTAGATGTATTCCCATATTCTATTGATGCTGTACCATTATCTGCTGGAACTTCACAAGCAACTAAAGTAACAGCAAACTTTTATTATTCTAAGCACACAGTTACCTATAACAATATTAAAAATTATCGAGGTTAATTATTATGGCATTACCATCTCTTGCTACTCCAACATATGAACTTGAGTTGCCATCTACAAAAAAGAAAATCAAATACCGTCCCTTTCTAGTCAAAGAAGAAAAAGTTTTGCTTCTTGCCACAGAGAGCGATGATGCAGATGAAGTTCGCAATGCAGTCAAAACCATTGTCAAGAACTGTATTTTAAGTAGGGTAAAACTTGATGAACTTACATCATTTGATTTAGAATATTTGTTTCTAAAAATTAGAGCAGCATCTGTTGGCGAAGATGTTCCAATGAAGATCACATGTCTAGATGACAATGAAACAAAAGTTGATTATGTTGTAGACATTTCTGAAGTCAAGGTTCATGTTCCTGAAGGACATACCACTAAGATTAAACTAACCGATGAGGTTGGTATGATTATGAAGTATCCTGGTTTAGATGAGTTTGTTGATCTTACTTTAATGGGGAAAAATCTGGACACTCCAGACGAAGTATTTGAAACCATCGCAAAATGCATTGATCAAATCTATGAGGGCGAAGAAGTATTCGACTCAACTACAACTACACACGAAGAAAAAATTCAGTTCATTGAATCTCTAACACAGAAACAATTTGAAGACGTTCAAAAGTTCTTCCAAACTATGCCTGTATTACGTCATCAATTTAAAGTAACTAATCCAAACACTGGTGTTGAATCGACATATACGTTGGAGGGTTTGCAATCTTTTTTCGGATAAGCATGTTCTATAATACTCTTGAGAACTATTATAGAACTAACTTCGCTCTCATGCAGCACCATAAATATAGCTTGAGTGAAGTTGAAAACATGATGCCGTGGGAGAGAACTGTCTACATCTCACTCCTCAACCAGTGGATTAAAGAACAAGAAGAAGCTAGGAAAGCAGCACAGAAATGATCCCACAAAAGGCAATTAAAAAATTTAAGAACGACGCCCATAGAGAGATCGTTGCTGGGATTTTACTTGCCTATGGATTCTTTCCTCAAACATCTGAAGGTATAGCAGAAGCAAAAAAGTTTGTTGCTGGATTAGATCAGTGGATTGCTCCATCTGATCTTCCAAATTATTATGATGGTATCGAAAGTGATTTGATGACTGGCAGAGAGACTGCTGGTATTAGAAACATCAGGATGATACTGGAAGAGTTTTATTTTGGTGGCGGTGCAGAACAATCAGCACCAGAAGAAATTCCTGTAGAGATTGAAGTTGTAGAGGTTGAGCAGACAGAACCAGACGAACCTATCGTTGTAAAGATAGAAGCACCTTTTGAGAATCCTGATTCTCCCAACAGACCAAAAAGAATTAGATTACCTAGGATTAAGAATACTATTAGAGGTAGGGTTCCACAAGAACTAAAGAAGTCTACTGCCGAAAGAATGGCAGATGCCTTTGATAAAAATTTAGATGATCTCATAGATACTATTCAAAATCCTCCACCTCCAGAGGAACCTAAGGTTAGAAAACCGAAGCAGGTATTAACAAGAAAGGTACGCTCGACTAATATTAGAGTTGGTGAAACACCTCAAGGTAACAGTCTTGCGGAGTTTCTTGGATCTAAAATTGGTGCGTCATTTAAAATGGCAGCACAAGCGAGACGTGCCGATACAGGATTAAAAAAAGATCGTGGATTCTATATTAAGAAAGCATTAGGGTTCCAGTTTGGTGGTGACTTAGTTAATAGAACTAAAGGTACGTTCTCACAAAATCCTTCTGACATTCAAGACCCAGCACTGTCTAGAAGTCAAAGGTTCACTGCGTCCGTTGCTCCATTTATGAATGAGCAAGGTCCAGAACTACCCCCATCAATGGTGAAAGATGATGGAGGTATTGGTAAAGCATTTGATGGATTGATTGTCAAGTTCGACAACCTGATTAAGATACAAAGCAATAAAAAAGATCAGGCAGAATTAGCAGATGATATACAGCAGGTTACATCTGAAAGTGTCGAGCAAGAAATAAAAGAGAGCAACTCTATTAAAAAGAGAGCGATTGAAATTCAAAATAAGTTCTTAAGATTCAATCGTGATCAAGCAACCACAGAAAAGTTGAGTAAGGTTGAAGCATCAGCTGAAGAAATTATTGATCCAGCAGGATTATCAACACCAGATACTAGAAAAGATGATGGTATTGATGATGAATCAGAAGATGATGATGACGATCAGCAACAAAGAAGAGGGGGTCCGATGGACTTCCTTGGTGATGCAATGGATCTTTTTGATATGGGTGATGGTCTTGGAAGAAGAGGTGCAGATGTTGGACGTAGAGGTGCTCGTAGAGGAATACAAAGAAAAGCAATTCAATTATTTGGAAAGAAGGGTGCTCAAAGATTAGGACAAAATGCTTTAGTCAAAGGTGGTACACAAATAGCATCTAAACTAGCACCTAAAGCAATACTTGGATTCCTCAGACCTATATTTGGAAGAGTCCCTATTGTTGGTGGACTAATAGACTTTGTGGTTTCACTAGCACTAGGAGAAAGTCCTGGCAGAGCAGCAGCAAAAGCAATTGGAGCTACGTTAGGCGCTGGTCTTGGAACATTGATCCCAATTCCTGGCGTAGGAACAATCGCTGGGGGCATCCTAGGCGACCTAGTTGGTGGAGCTATTTACGATGCCGTTGCAGGCGGTGGCAACCGCTCTGGAGGTGAGCAGCAGGCACCTGAGAAGATGGCGTCGGGCGGTGTGATTGCTGGTGAGGCAGGTCCAGAAGCAATCTTTAGTCTGTCTTCTAAGGTTGGAAGAAAGACTATGAATCAGGTTTCTTCTGTTGACAACTCAGCACTATCTTCTCTACCATTCATCTTAGGAATAACTAAGAAGGTTATTGATCTTGCAGGTGCTGCAGCAGGAGACATTAAACCATTTATTTCACAGGAAGTTGGACCACTTGAAAGACTGTTTGGTATTGCTAATTTCAATGTATCATCTATTGTTGGCAAGGGAATCGATGCAGTTAAGTCTGCTGGATTAAAATTAGATCTCAATATGCCAGGCATGGGTAAGAAAGATTCAAATGCTGAAAGTCAAGAAGCAATGAATGGTTCACCAACAACCACTAACGTTACAGGTATTCCTTTAGGTGAATCAGAAACTGCACAGGGAGCACAGTTACTTGCTGGACTAATGCAGCGTGGATTTAGTAAAGAGGAGTCTGCTGCTATTGTTGGTAACTTGTGGGCAGAATCTGGATTTAGAACTGGTGCTGTTAACCCATCATCAGGAGCATATGGTTTGATGCAGTGGTTGGGTGGAAGAAAAGATAGACTAGTTCAATTTGCACAAGAGAAAGGTCAACCAGTTACAGATATAAATCTTCAATTGGATTATATTGCTTGGGAACTTAGAGGTGGCAATGCATATGAATCTGCCCAATTCCAAAAGGCAATGGCATATGGTCCTACAGTTCAAGATAAAACTAGAGGATTTGCATATGAAGTAGAACGTGCTGGAGCTGGTGAACTAGCATCCTCAATGCCAAAGAGAGTTGGTGCTGCTGAGTCTGCATATAATGCAGGTGCTGGTGCTCCTCCTGCATCTACACCATTAGCATCTCCTCCAGTTTCTCCCACTGGAGAGAATGCTGATGGATTATCAATGACTCCTGGTCCAATTTCTTCTTTAACACCACCAGTAGCGGCGACGGTTCCAACAAATTTATTCTCTCCTCCACAACCA